GCGAGTGCTGGTGATGAACACAGACTGGCACTTAAAACAATAAAAGAAATGGAACAATTATTTCCTAAAATGGATTTAGTACATTCCAATCATGGAAGCCTTGCTTATCGAAGAGCTTTTTCAACTGGAATACCTAAAGCATATTTAAAAGATTACAATGATTTTTTAGAAGTTGGTAAAGGTTGGAAATGGCATGAAGATATAACACTAGATACTCCAACAGGGAAAGTTTATTTTTGTCATGGTAAAGTGGCAAACATCGAAAAATTAGTACAACAATATGGTATGAGTTGTGTTCAAGGACATTATCACTCGAAATTTCTTTGTGTTTATGTCAGCAGACCAGAGGCACTTACTTTCGGTATGAATGTCGGTTGTTTAGTTGATAAAGATTCAATGGCTTTGGCTTATTCAAGAGTTTTCAAAGACAGACCAATTATTGGTTGTGGAATTATTATTGATGGATTGCCAAAATTACTACCAATGAGATTAACAAAAGGCGGTGCATGGGATAAAATAGTTCCATGAAACCATTAAGAATACAAGTTGGTGGCAACCATTATATAAAAAAATATGTAATACAACCTTTTGAGTTTATTTCAAAAAACAAACTCTCTTTCTTTCAGGGAGTAATAATTAAGTATGTTTTAAGATACCAAGATAAAAATGGTATTGAAGATTTAAAGAAAATCATACATTATTGCGAACTAGAAATAGAGAGGTTAAAAAATGGAAACAAATAGACTCATTGGTAGAATATTAAAACTTAACATTGATAATTACAGGGCTTTCGCAAGAGTTGGTTTTGCTCCAACTCCAAACGGAATTACACCGATATTATTTGCAATAAACATAAAACCATTCGATCAGTTAGTTGATAGGGAAGCAAAAGCACACGCAATTTCTATTACAAAAAATTTAGAAAAGGGCGATACATTTGAAAAGATTGCTGAAGATTTGACTAAAGAAAGTATTGTTGGAAATGTTGTTCATTATATCAAAAACAATTTAGAAGAAATCATTGCAAATAAACAACCTGATAAAGTTGTAAAACTTAGCACCGATCCTTATAGGAAAATCAAGTAAAGGAGTAATCATGGATAAAATTTGGGAATATTTAGATATAGCTTGGAACTGGTTGAATTACAAAATCCCAGCTTGGATTGTAATAATACTGGTCGTATTGGCTTGGTTTAGTTAATGGAAGAAAGAAAGTCTACAGACTTCCTCATTATCCATTGTGCGGCTACAAAGCCCTCAATGGATATTGGGCTGAATGAAATAAGAAAATGGCATTTAGATTTGGGTTGGAGAGATGTTGGCTATCATTACATAATACGAAGAAACGGAGAGGTGGAACTTGGTAGGAGCATTCGTGATACTGGCTCACACGCAAGAGGATATAATCATAAAAGTGTTGGTTTGTGCATGGTGGGTGGAATGGCTGAAGATAACTCTGCTGAAAATAATTTTACTGCACAGCAATGGACTGCTCTATTAGATTTAGTAAAACAATTAAAAACTAATTATCCTGAAGCTGAGATAATTGGTCATAACGAAATTTCAGAAAAAGAATGTCCTAGTTTTGATGTTCAGAAATGGAAAGAAGATAATATATGATATTAGATGTTATAAAACTAGCGGTAGGTGCTGGAACACACATAATGACTAACAGGCAAAAAAGAAAAATGTTAGAGTCTGATGCCGCTATGTTACACGCACAGAAAATGGCAAATGGTGAAGTTGAATACCAAGCCGCAGTTAGACAATCAAATGATAATGGGTGGAAAGACGAGTTTGTTCTTATTTTGGTAAGTTTACCCATTTTACTTCTGGTATGGTCAGTATTCTCAGATGATCCAAGTATTCAAGAAAAGATTGATATATTTTTTGATAAGTTTGGAAGTCTCCCTTTTTGGTATCAGACTCTTTTTATTTCAATCGTAGCTAGTATATACGGACTTAAGGGTGCGGAAATATTTAAGAAAAAGTGACAGACATAAAAATAGTCTTACACAAAGCAATCAATATATTTTCAATTGTTAAAGTTCTTTATACAGTTAAGACGATGGATAGAGCGGTAGGTTGTTTTGAACTTTTAGACACTTATCCAGACTTGAGTTGCACACACGATTTTGAACAGACACTCAAAGGAACAGTAAGTAATATTTATTCAGGATTAGATATTCAGGGAGAAGTATTTTTAACAGAGTTAGAAGATAACGAACTCTTAGACGGATCAATCCGCCCAAGAGATTTCGCTATAACAATTAACTAGCTATTTTTGGTAAACAACTTTTTTTAATTTGCCAACCAAAGTATTAAACTCATCTTCGGTAATTTCTTCATTGCAAAGCTCATCAGTAGCATCAGGAGATTCACAATAAAAATACAACAAAGATATTAATTTTTTTGTTTGTCTTGCTTCTTTACCATTAACCGTTATGAAAAAATTTTCTAATGTTTTTCTTTGACTATAAGTTTCTGTATATTCATCACCATTTCTGTTTATATATATACCCCACAAAAATGATTTTTCTTTTTCACTAAATTCAACTTTCATTGTTTATCCTCCCATTGTTGATATTGATAAGCTAGTAATATAATTAATACTACCAACCCTCCAAAGAAAGCTGGTAGTAAAAAGTAATATAATAAAGTTTCCATTAGTATTTTTCCTCCAATGTTTGTAGATCATTTCTTGATATATCAAGATCGTAACCACCATTGAAAAAATCAAAATATGTATAATATTTTGGTGGATAATGTTGCTTAACAATCCGATGAATTTTTTTTGGACTATACATAGTAGATACCGCCACAACATCAACTCTATTATGTTCTCTTAAAGTTACGACTTCAAACAAAACATAAAGCTCGTCTGTGTTCCAAGTTTCAGCAGTCTCAGGATTTATGTAATTACCATATTTACCCATAGAGTTATTTGCTTCAGATACTTGTTTTATAAGTTTATTCATTTTATTTGCCCTTTCATTAATTGTTGTTAATAAACTATATGATTTATTAACATAGTAAAAGAAAAAAGATAAAATAATTTAATTTTTTTTACATAAAGATTTTGTACACCTTATGTTCACTAAATGTACCCTCATTTTGTGCAAATTTGAGCGATTAAAGGCTATTCTGGGAGGAGTTCTCCACCGCCAAAGAAATCGCCTATTTCCCTTATATTTGGGTTATCTTTGAGTATTTGAGCTATTTGCTCTCCTGAATATATAGGACTAGTGATTTTTGCGTTTTTCAAAGCCCACAATTTATCTTGTATTTCTTGATTAAATTTTTGAATATCGGCTAAAGGTATCTGATAAACAGTAAATTTACCATTTTTTCCATTGAACTCTTTGTATGGATATTTACTAGCAAATTTTTCGTTTATATACAGTTCTCCCTCCCATAAACGAGTTCCGTCTTTTCTTCTGTAGTTACAATAAATGTTTAGGTTGTATTTTTTTATTCTCCACAAGGCAATCCCAATCAAGCGATTTCCGCCATTCCAAATCGGAAAATCTATCCCGTATTTTACAGTTTTTTTCATAGCCCTTGTTTTAGTTCCTCTCTTTTTGTCGAATTATATCCTATTAGAAGTTTTACATAATCCTCGTGTCCTAATTTTTTAGCCCAAGACTCAGCGGCTTTTATCCTAGATTGTTTTATTTGATCTTTAAGTTTTCCGACCTCAATATCACAAGTTGCCTTTGATTTTGCATCTACCTGACTTAAACCTTTTTCTCTATGATCTCCGTACTTCTGTTCAATAAGTTCTTTGCGGTCATCAATTAAACTTTCTACCTCTGCTTTACAGAGATATGCTTCACGATTAATAGCTTCTGTTAAAGCCGCTATCTTTTTTACTTCTTCTAAACTATTCATAACTGGCGAGGGCTGGGGTTGATACTAATTGGGGGAGTTGTTGTCCAGCCCTCATATTGTTAATATCCCTCGTTTGTCAAAGTGATATTGATATGAGTTGCAATATCTTTTTTTAGACAAGTATCAAGAGACACTAAATTTTCGTGAGCATTCACAATTTTAAATACATCACCATAATTCGCAACAAGTTGTTTTATTCTTTCAATTTTTCTGTCTTGTTTTGAAGTGGGTTTTGTTTTTATTTCATGCTCCTTTTCTATAATCTCTGCAACAGCCTCATCAGATAGTTCATCGACTGCTTGGTTGAAAGATTTTTCTTCCTCAGACATTTCTATTTCTTCCGGGAGGCTCATTGTTTCAACTGAAGCTCTATCAAATTCAAGATAGCCATTTTTGTTGCTCCAATTGAATTGTATTTCTGCTCCCTCTCTGATCCATCTTGGTTGAGGTTTTTTGTTAAACCACCAAGTAGCAGTTAAAGTTTTAAATTTTTCATTCCATGTTTTTAACTGTTTAACTTCATCAGTTATGGCATCAGGTTTCATTGCAAAACCTATTCCCTTGTCATTTGCACTAAAGACTTTAGTGATCTCGCACTTAATCATTTGCATTTTGCTCTCCTTTCAAAAGAGTTATTATTTTTTGTTTAAAGTTTTCATCACTATAATAAAAACTATTAGTATCAGGAAAAGGAAACATATCAATCCAGTCTTGCTTTGTTTGACAGATATTATCAATCCTCTCAATCCAAGACATATTTGATTTCATTATTTCCCAGCCCTCCGCTAATTCTTTTTGTGATATTTCATAATACTCACATTTTTTATTTGTTCCATATAAAAGAGCAAATCTTCTTTTTTTGCCAGATAAACCCCAATAGAATGCTTGTTGTCTTATCCAATTGGTGTTTGGAATATTGTGGTTAGGCATTCGACTTGGAGCTTTTATATCTACAGTTACATCATTGAAAGTAAAATCCGCTAAACCATAACAATTGAATGACCCATAAGTTCCATGAAAAGGCTCTTGAAAATTTTTTATTCTTCTAAGTTGCCTTTGTTCTAATTCTTGTGCCATAAGCGAGGCGGCATCGGCACACCATTGATAATATTTAGGATCGACTCCTTTCAGCTTGTCCCATTTACTATCAACATATCTTCTAAGATTACTTTCTGTTGGTGATCTATGAAGTATGTACCGCACAGCCGCCTCAACACAGTTTCCCCTAACCATGTTATCGTTTTTGGGTGATTTGATCCCAAATAATCTATAAGCTAATTCTTTTTGAGGTGCATCGACAAAACCATTTATTGAACTTGGTGAATGTCTATAACCAACTGATTGTAATACTGACACCTAATAATCCTCCAATTATTATTATTAATAAAATAGTTTTACCATAACTTGATAAGTATGTGTTATTTTTTTTCAATTCTATAACCTT